TTGATGAATTTGGTCCTGATTTAGGTAGAGAAGCATCATTTGCATTACTTAAACAAGATTTAAAAGATATACAACTAGTACCAGAGGTAGGAGATATAGTAATGTGGCATGAAGACTATTATGAAGTAGATACAGTACGAGAGAACCAGTTATTCTACGGTAGAGACGGTGATTATAATATAGAAAGAGTAAAAGGACATGGAGATTCTATATCTATTGTATTAGATTCGCACTTAACTAGAGCAGATAGAGTAGGAATAGCTAAACAAAGCTTATAATTATGCCAAATAGAATTAAACCACAACCAAAAACGCAACAACAAATCTCTAAAAGACTTATAGATTCGACTGCTCGTGGTTCTAAAACTATGATGCACGATAATTCCAAGAGAGAGCTACAACGTTCAGTAAAAAACGACCCAACAAAAAGATTACATATAGGTCTTAGAGATATTGATGAAACTATAGTGTTTTATTTTAATAATGTGATCAAACCCTCAGTAATTCAAAACGGTAAAAGAAAAAATGTACCAATATTATATGGATCCCCTGAAAGATGGAAAGCAGTACAGAAAGACGGATTTTATAGAGATAAAAATGGTAAAATTCAAGCTCCTTTACTAATGTTTAAACGTGATAGTGTAGAAAAAAATAGAGGTTTAGGTAATAAAGTAGATCCTAATAACCCTTTGACTTATGGAGTTTTTAAAAAGTCTTTTTCTAAAAAGAATATATACGATAGATTTAGCGTAATAAATAGTAGAAGTAAGGTAGATGAACTTTACGGAGTAATAATACCGGATTACGTAACATTAACCTACTCATGCTTAATATTTACTGATTATATAGAGCAAATGAATAAAATTATAGAAGCAATTAATTATGCTTCTGATTCGTATTGGGGAGATAGTGAAAAATTTAATTTTAGAGCTAAAATAGACTCTTATACTACAGCTACTGAACTTACTCAAGGTCAAGATAGAGCAGTAAAAACTAATTTTACTTTAACTATGTACGGCTACATTGTACCTGACAGTGTACAAGCACATATAGCCGGCATGAATAAATATTATTCGAAGGGACAAGTAAATTTTCAATTAGAAACTGCAGGTACACTAGAAGAATTGACAGCAAAAGCTGGAACTTCTCAAGCAGAGACTACTGTAAGGTTTATAGATAAAGACGGAGGAGGTCAACCACCTCAATCAACATTAACACCAGCAGAAATAGCTTATTTAAGTACTAATAATACCTTTATAGGTACTTCTATTACTGCTCCTGATACTGTGACATTTGAAAATTGTCAATTTGTATCTGCTCCTACTGGTTTTAACCCTGGAGTTGAAAGACATATGCTGTATATTAACGGTACGTTTATACCAACTCAGCATTACACTATATCAGAAGTTGGTTCAGACATAGTAGTGGTAGTTGATACTACAAGTATTCAATTTAGTATTAACCCAGGAGATCAAATAGTATTAACTGGTAAATTAGAAACTGTAATATAATGCCTTTAATTCATTGGAAACAAATAGATGGAGATTTATCAGGGTCAAGAGTACTTACTGGGTCTTTAAAGATATCCGGTAGTATAGATATTGAAGCTTTAGGTGGAGTAAATAACTTTACCGGATCATTTGAAAACTCAGGTTCATTTAGTAATACAGGGTCTTTTACTAACCAGTCTGGCTCTTTTGTAATTAATTTAGATCCTGAGACTGGTAATAGTTTTTCTGTAACTGCAGGAGGTGAAGAACAAATTTCTGTTACACCTCAAGGTGTTTTTAAATTGACTGAAAAAGCCTCAGCACCACCTCCAGTTTCAGGGGGATTATTCTACTCTGCATCAGACGATTATTTCTTAGGGTTTAAGAATTAATACATATTTATTAATACACGACTTATACAAAAAATAAAACAAAGACATGGCAAATTGGAAAAAGATAATAGTAAGTGGATCAGGTGCTCATTTAGCATCAGTTACTGCTTCTAATTTAACTGCAGGTACTATACTGATAGGAGGGACTGACGGTCTTATCCAAAATAGTGGAGTTACATTTGAAAGTTCAACCTATACTTTTGGTGCTACAAATATAGTAGCAACAGGAGCTTCATCAGCACTTACAGGTTCATTTACAGGCTCATTTGCCGGTGCATTCACTGGAGACGGTTCAGCATTAACAGGAGTAGCATTAAATATTGATGCTTTAGGTGATACAGGTGTTACTACAACTAGTATTGCAGCAGGAGATTTATTTGTATTTTCTGATGGTGGTACTGAAAAGAAAGTTACTTATACTCAATTATTTGCTAATATATTACAAGAAGTATCTGGAGACATTACGATTTCTGAAGATGGAGTAGCTGCAATTGGTGCTGGACAGATTGATGTAGGAATGTTAAGTTCTTCGTTAGTAGATGGAACAACTACAACATTAGATAGCGGTGTAATAACTGTAGTAGGTACACCACAAGCTTTAACTGCAGGTTCTGGTTTATCATCAACAGGCACATTTAACGGTTCAACTGCAAGAACATTTAACGTAGATTCTGGCTCAATGATGCCATTTATTAGCAGTTCAGTATTTAGTGTAATTAGCGGAGATATAACAATTGCTGCAAATGGTACAGCAACTATTCCTGCAGATACTATTGACGGTTCTCAATTAGCTGATAATATTACTATAGCTAATGATTTAACAGTAACTGGTGATTTAATAGTTAATGGCGATACAACAACTGTTTCAACAACAAACTTATTAGTTGAAGATAAATTTATACTTCTTAATTCTGGATCAGCAAATGCTCCAGCAGAAGGTGGTATTATAGTAGATGAAGGTTCCGGTACTGGTGTTGCTTATCTTTATGAAACTGACAATACTATAGATAGATGGGGATTCAATGCTTCTGTAGCTCAAAACGTTACTACAGCAAATACCAATGCATACGCTGCAGCTATCATAGATGAAAACAATAGTAATCATATAGGAGCAGTTTCTGCTTCATATGAAAAAAACGGTAATATAAGAGTTGCTGCTAACGGCGATATTTTTATTTATTCGTAAATTAATATTAATTTTTAAAAAAATGTTATATGGGAATTTTGGACGTAATTCAAAAGAAGAAAGAGAACCAGCAATTAACTGCTTCTGATTTAAAATTTCTTCTTACTAAAATGAGAAACGCTACTTACACTGGCGACGAATTTGAACAGTTTTACAGTGTATGGCTAAAGATTTCAAATTCATTAGAACAAATAGAAGGTAAAAAGGGAGCTTAAGGTTCCCTTTGCTATTTATATATAATAATATTATAGGCCCGTAAGGGAAGTGGGCTCTTCGGAGTTACCAACCATAATTGTAAAGATATGCCAAACTGGAAAAAACTGATAGTTAGCGGGTCAGACGCTACACTAAACTCTCTTAATGTTACTAGTAACGGAACATTTGGCGGTGCTGCCATATTTCCTAACGTACCCTCCGATAATAATATTAGATTAATAAATACTGCTGCTACAGGACACAGTAAATTAGAAATACAAGATAATTCTAATAATTTATTAGTATTTATATCAAGTTCCGGTAATGTCGGTATAGGAACATCAACATCTTCACAAAAATTAAGAGTACAGGGAGACTTTAGAGTAGATAGCGGATTTTTATTAGTTTCTAACGGAGCTGGTCCTACAACAGAATACCTACATTACAAACCTACAGATAAAGCATTATCATTAAATGCAACTTCCAGTAATACTAATTTTGATCCTCAATTCTTAATTAGACAAGACGGTGCTGTAAAAGCTCAATTTGGTTGGGATGATGACGGAGGTAATGAATTATTTATAAAAAACGCAAGCGGTGGACCTATACACTTTTTAGGATCTTCTTCCGAACTTGGTAGATTTACTAGCGCAGGTAATTTTGGTATTGGACTTACTAATCCTTCTCAAAAATTAGAAGTAGCAGGAGCTATACATGCAACAGGTAGTACATTAATAGCATCCAATGATGCTGCAGATAGTGTTGGTTTAAGCTTAAGAAGTCCTATATCAGGAGTTAATGTTAATTTTGATTTTGAGGTAGGTGATACAGGTATTAGCGGATTACATGCTAAAAATTTAGTTATTAGAGGTTCTAGTGGAGCTAGTGATTTAGCTTTTTCACCGAGTACATCAGCCCCAGGTTTAATGGTTCTGGATGGTTCGGAAGGAGCCGTATTAATATCAGGGAGTACAACCGTAAGAGGGAGTATAGACGCAGATGACGTAACAATAGATGATTGGGGTTCTGTTTCTGCTTCTTTGGCAACAATCTCAGATGCTGGTGGAGTAAATGGAAGTGGTGCTGCTAATAAATTAGCTATATGGTCAGATGCAGATACGTTAACAAGTGATACTAATTTACATTGGGATACTTCTAATGATAGATTAGGAATTGGAACAACAACTCCTCTTGAATTATTACACGTAGGTAATTCATCTGGAAATAATAATTTTATATTTGTTGATAAAAAAGATAACAGTGCTGCAGGAATAAAAATAGCAGAATCAGGAAGTACAAGAATAGGTTTCATGAGAGTTAATCTTAGTGAAGATCTAGAAATAGGAACTGAAAATAATGACGATTTATTTTTATTAACTAGCGGATCTACTAGAGTTACTGTAAAAGGTAATGACGGTGATGTAGGGATAGGTACTAACAATCCAGAATCGAGACTACACATAACGGATGCAAATCCTGTTATTATATTAGAAGATACATCGAATCCTAATAAAAATAAAATAGAAAATGTAGACGGTAATATGAGATACCACGCTGACTATGGTAGCGATATGGGTAACTCAAGACACATATTCTTTATTGATAATAGTGAAAAAGTTAGGTTTGATACTAACGGTAATGTAGGTATTAATGTTACTTCTCCACTCCAAAAATTACATGTTGGTGCAGGACATATATTATTAGACAACAATTATGAAATAAGACAAAAAGATTCTGGAGGAACTCAAAGAACACTCTTTGAATTAGACTCTTCTGATGATTTAAATATTGGTGGTAGTTACGCAGGAGCATTAAAGTTTATTGGAGGCGGGTCTTATACTGAAGTAATGCGTATCCACGATAACGGTAATGTAGGTATTAATGTTACTTCTCCTTCTAAAAAACTATCAGTTGATGGCCAAACTTCATTTTTCCAGTATACTAATGCTCATTTAACTAATAATGCTTTCTCTAATTTTAATTTCGAAACTTTAGTTAATCATGCTTCAGCAACAAGTGGAGGCTCTCTAAATGCTTATGTAAAAATTGGAGCTGGAGCTACAAATAATTCATTAGCAGACTTTAATGCAATTAGAACAAGAGCATATGCAGAAAATACTACTGTAAATGTTCTTGGATTAATAAACTTTTATGCAGAGTATAGAAACTTTACTTCTACTAACTCAGTAAATTTAACTCATCATTATGGATTAAAAGTAGATACATTAGGAGTAGGAGGTAATGCTACAGTAACTAACAATTATGGAGTATACTTAAACCCAGGAACAGCTGCTACTAATAATTATGGTGTATTCCAAGCTGGTGGTAGTGTAAAAAATAAATTTGAAGGCCCAGTTGGTATTAATACTCTTCCTGCGTCGGGGGTTGAATTACATGTAAACGGCGAAATTAGAGTAGATTCAACTGATGGTGTAGCAACTAGAAAAATTAGGTCTGGTTACTTTTCTTCAACATCAGACATAGCTGTTGCATCGGGTATATCAGGTAGTGTATTATTGCAAAATGGAAATAATACTGTTTTAACTTTATCAGGAAGTAATCAAGAAGCTGAATTTGCAGGGGATGTTATTATACCGCAATTTTTAAAACACAGTGGTGATGCAGATACATACTTTGGATTTAGTGCAAATAATCAAGTTCTTTTCCACGTAGGAGGTGGGGATAGAGTTATTATTAATTCTAGTGGACTAGTAGGTATAGGTACAACTACACCAGTTAGAAAATTACATGTAGAAGGTAACAGCGGTGGTAATGAATTATTCTTAGCTCAAGATACTAATAGTACGTTAGGAACGAAAATAGGTAGATTCAAACAAGAAGATGGTACTAATAACCCTTTCTTAGACATAAGCAGCACTTCTTCAGGAATGTTATTAAGTACAGGATTTTCAACAGGAATACCTGGATCATTTGTTTTACAGTCCAGTGGAGGTAGTAGTTACTTAGCTCTTAATACTAATGGAGCTAACGAAAGAATGCGAATAGATAGTTCTGGTAAGGTAGGAATAGGTACTACTGCTCCTAGTACTTTATTTCATGTAGAAGGCGATCCTAATAGTGCAGGAGTATTAGCTAGATTTAAAGGTTCAAACTCTCATGGTTCTTTAATTCAGTTTGATAGAGGTTCTAGTTTTGATTGGAAAATAGGTGTAGGAGGAGGCAGCGCAAGTACAGGTATACCTTCTTCGTATTTTGGTATTGCAGGTGTTGGAATTACTGGTCCAAGCTTTGTAATTGCCCATACTACAGGTAATGTTGGTATAGGAACTACAAACCCTAATACTGATTTTCATGTGAATGGAGAACAGTTAATAAAGAAAGTAGATACATCTACAGCACACCACGGTACTTTAAATATAAAAGCTAATGTTGTAGCTGCTAATAGTAATCATGCTAGAAGTGCTTTTATTAACCTTCAAGGAGCTGCAGTTAGCAGTAACAGTATAACTAATTATGACTTTGTATTAGGTACCCATCATACTGGAGATTTCATTATAGCAAGAGATAATTCATTTGCAGGTGGTTATGATAGTGGCTCTTTACAAATAAGTAGAAGTGATTTAACAGTTACTGTAGAAAAGAATCTAATAGTAAACGAAAAGTTAGGTATTGGTACTGCTTCTCCGAGCCAAAAACTATCAGTTGAAGGTAATATAGAATTAGGAACAGGCGGTTATATTTATGGCGATACTACTACTCCATTTTTGAGATTAAACAATGCTGCAGGAACAGTTTTAGGCTACTCAAATGGTAATATTTCAATAGGACCTAGCTTTGTATATAATAACGCATCAGGAGAACAGTTTAGAATAAATCATAGTAATGGAAATGTAGGTATTGGTAGTTCTTCTCCTGGTAAAACTTTAGATATAGTTGGAGAAGCTAGGGTAAATAAGTTAGATCATTATGAATTTTTAACTTCTACTAATGATTCTCTTTCTTTTAATTATGCTACTAGAAATTTAGCAATGCCAGTTAATGCTTATTTATGGCATGATTTATTAGGTTTTGATTACAATTATACAAGAACTCAAGAAATATCAACAAATGGTACAACCTTCTCTTCTCATACTCTACAGACAGCTCTTTTTGCACAAAAGCAAGATCAATCTGTAACTGTACTTGAATCTAACGAAGTAGCAGTAAGATGGACATTCCAAGGAGTTGCCTGGTCTTTACCAGATTGGATGAATCTTGCATTTACTCATGTTTCTAGTGATATTTCAAAAGATATTTTAATAGAAAGCTCAGCAGATGGTTCTACATGGACTACAAGACATACATCTACAGTAGCAGCCGGTATATCTACAAAAACATTATTTATTTCAAGTTTTAATGGAGATACTTATTTAAGATTAACCATAACTAAGACTAATAATTCTAGTACAAATCTTGTTAAGATGTCTTCTATAAAACTGATGACAGCAAGAGCAGGAGATCAAGGTCAAGGTATGGAATATCAATTTCCTTATACTTGGGATTATGATAGAAGAATAGCCATAGGACATTCCCCAACTACAGGTGTTTACGAAGCTAGCTTAGCAATCAAAGGAAAAACTGCTGATTCTACAGCACACGCTTTAGTAATTCGAAATTCAAGTAACACAAGTTTACTTAGTGTTAGGAATGACGGTAGAGTTGATATCCCAGCAAGCTCTTTAATAACTGGAGGTGATGTATCAGTAGGGGATGAATTATCAGTTACTACAATAAACGGCACAACTACAGATCACGATAAATTCTTAGTAAGTGATTCTGGAACAGTTAAGTTTGTTTCTGGTTCACAATTACTTTCTCAAATAGGAGGAGCATCTGCAGGAGACTTTGTTACTTTAACTACTAACCAAACTATTGAAGGAGTTAAAACATTTACTGAAGATATTCATTTAGATGATAATGACGGAGCATCACCTGGGTTAAGATTAATAGATGGTGATAATATTGCT